AATTGGAAATGCATCAACCAACTCAACTGCATATATTTGCTTAATAAAATCATCATACTGAATCACCTTGATTGGTGTCATGTATCTTGTTCCTTCATCTTTCGCATATCTCAGATTGTTTGTATCAGAAGGCATAATTGCTTCTATCCATCTTTCAAACAATTTTCTTTCCCAAAACTCATTTGTACATAGAAAAGTTAAAGTCATTTCATTGTACTGTGATTGATATGGAACTTTATAAGTTGGACCATATACTTTTGCTTCATGTGTCATTAATGTTCTACCAGGCAATTCTGCGGTTTCACATTGTAATGCAAGGTATCTTGATAGTGTTGGATTGGCATCAATCAATCCATCTCGATTTTGTCCAAAAGCACTACCAATTGCATCTGTTACTGTACTAAAAATTGAATTTGGTAAATTCAATAAATTTTCAATGATATTGTTTGGAACAAAATCAGAAATATATTATGGTAAGGGAATAACAACTTCAAATCTAGATGGTTTTGCCGGACCATCTTTTGAACGCATATGCGACAAAAATAAATTTGGAGAGAATGACATTAGAATTTTTTCCTTGAATCTGCGTAAACTTTACTAGTAGTGGCACCAACAAATGTTTCAACGGGTAACATTGCGGCAATGTCCCATTCATCTGCGGAGATTTCTAAAAACCTTGATTGAATATGACTATACAAATATCTTTTAATACATGGTGTCGCTTCAAATGCTCTAGAAGCACCTGCAAGGTAACTATAATTTACTCTTAATTTTGTTTTAGAATCAAACTTATCATTTGTTGCAGTTTCACTTAATTTATCTAAAAGAATCAACCTTTGTTTTGGGTGAATGTAGTGTAAATTCAAACCTAAAAATCCGTCTTTATATGATTCAATAGGAATCACAAGTGGAAATCTATCATAATAAGGTAATGTATCTTTTGTTTTTGGGTCATAAAAATAAAAATACATCTTACCAATTGTCGAATTACTTTTAAGTCTATCTCTGTCACTCATCAAAGTTCTAGTTGATGGTGACAAATCTTTCACTTTGGCACGAAGCCAATTCCGTGCATTATTAGTGCCGGTCGAATAACCTTCTTTTGCAAGAGATTTTTTAATTCTGTCGATTAGTTTTGCCATTATCTATTTATCTTAAATACCTATGTCTTTTTCAGTTAGCACTTTGAATTGCCAACCATGTTCCTTACAAAACAAGTCTGCCGCTCGCCACTTTTCTTGATTAACTGCATAAGTTGCCGCTTCTTGTAGATACCGTTTAGTCTTTCTTTTTTGTTCAGGTTTTACTGTCTGTTTTTGTGGTTTTATCTCAATGACAACAGTTGATTCTGTGCCATTTTTTAATTTTAACCTAACAATAAAATCTGGAAAATATCTGTGTATTTTTTGGTCGAGAGGTGACCTGTACTTGATAATAAGTTCTTCTGATCCCCACCAAATGACACTTGGATTTTCATCCAGCCATTTCATTACTTTAAGTTCCCACGAAGACCTATAGACAACATTATCTGAGTCGCCTTTATATTTGCTTCGATGTTTTGGGGTAAACCACCCTTTATATGACATAAATAGTCTCCATATGTATGATAAATATATCTAGTTAACCTATAGGACAATAAATGGCGGGACTATTAAGCTTTCTTTCAGACATTGGTGTACAAGCCGGCGGTCAGCCATCATTAACTGGTCCGCTATCATCTTTATTCAAAGGTCAATATGGATTATCAAATCTAAGATATCCATCCGATTTATCCGCTTCTGATAAAAATCACTATATTACTATTACCATATTTGAACAGAGAAATACACAATTTCAAAACGACCCAGCACTAGATGCAAGTGGAAAACAAGCATTAGCGGGTGCATTTGGGTATGATGCTAGTTCTGCTGCTGTTAGAGGTGCAGCTGGAGAAGCTGGACAAGCACTTGTTAGTATAGTCAATAAAGGCATTGATTTAGTTGGTCAAGGTGCAAATTTGTTAGGTATTAATCCACAAAGCACAGAACAAGCACAAGCAGGCGCCCAAACTCTTACTGGATATGCAAATGACCTTTTTGGTGCAGCTGGTAATCCAATGGGATTAAGAGCGACTGGAAAAATAACTACAACAATATCTCTTTATATGCCAGATACTTTAGTGTTTGACCACCATCAAGGTTATTCAGAGGTTGGTATGGGTGGTGAATTATTAACTGGACTTGCTGCTGGTGGAAAATCAATAGCTGATATTGTTAATGATCCAGGCACTGGTGACAAATTCAAACAAGCAGTAACTAACCTTAGTCCGTTTGCTTTAAGTATTCTTGCAAACAAAGGCGGTAATTTTACAAAAACATTGTTTACCGCTGCGACTGGTGTTGTTCAAAATCCAATGTTGGAAATGATATACACAACACCATCATTTAGAACATTTAGATTTGATTTTCAATTTTATCCAAGGTCACAAAAAGAATCTGAAGAAGTACAAAACATTATAAGAGAATTGAGATTTCACCAAGCACCAGAAGGTCTAGTTGTATCGAATGGTCTCTTTATGGTTCCACCTTCTGAATTTGGTATTAATTTTTATTATAATGGTGTTGAAAACCCAAATATTCCAAAATTAGGCATTTGTGTTTTAGAATCATTAACTGTTGATTATGCACCAAGTGGTTTTTCTGCTTACGAAGTCCCTGGTCAAATAACACCACAAAGAGGCGGAACTGGTATGCCAGTTGCAATTCGATTATCATTACAATTTAAAGAGACTGAGATTAGAACAAAGGCATCTTATGATAGAGAAGATGGTTTAAATCGTACTAAAACTGATAGCAGATCCCAAGATGAACAGATATATGCAAAAAGTTTGGGTGATTTTAATCCACCATAAGGTTAACAATGTCAAAATATTTTAATTTTTTCCCCAATACTCTTTATACAGTTGATACAATAACTGGTGATGCTGTTAAAAATTTAACGGCAAGATTTTCATTTGAAGAGAGTTTTAAAAATAATACTTCTGTGTGTTATGAGTATAATATACAAGATAGTGATACTCCAGAAATAATTGCCTCTAAATTTTATGGTGATCCAGAAAGACATTGGGTTGTGTTGATGTTCAATGACATTACCGATCCACAATTTGATTGGCCAATGGATTATAGAACTCTTATCAGTTTTATAGATGAGAAGTATAAGAACAATGCAAACACCGGTCAATCGGGTACAAATTGGTCAAAATCACATATACATTCATATTATAAAGTTGAAACAAAAACTGCATTGAATACTAATACTGTTGTTACAAATAAATTTGAAGTTGATTCTAATACCTATGCAAGTATTGTTATATCAAATAAAGATTTATTATTAGCAGATGGTAACACAATTAGAATTCAAATCTCAAAAGAATCACAATCATACTATGATTATGAGATGGAATTAAATGAATCAAAACGAAAAATAAAATTATTAAAACAAGAATTTGTGCCTAATGTAGAAGAAGAGTTTAGAAGAGTGATTAAATAATGTCTGTTGTTAATATTAAACAAACAACGCAATTTAGGATTAAAAAATTAGACCTAAATTCAAAATACGGAACTATAGATTTAAGTGCTATTTTTGAAGAGATAAACATATTTGATAGTGTTTTAAATCCATGCATGTCCGGAAATATTGTTATTAAAGATGCTATTGGTCTAGCAAAAAAATTAGTATTTGATGGTAGTGAATTTTTAGATATTAGTATATCTAAAGATAATGAGGCAAGCACTGGTCAAGGCACCAACATAACAAAAACTTTTAGAATTTTTAAATTTAGTGATAGAAAAAATATTAACCAAAATTCAGAAATTTATATTTTGCATTTTGCATCAGAAGAATTAATTTACTCCGAACAACAAAAAGTTAATCAAGCGTATAATGGTCTCTATTCGGATATTGCAACTTCTGTACTTAAAGATTATTTAAAAGTATCAACTGATAAAATAGCAATAATCGAAAAAACTAAAGGTATACACAATTCTGTTGTACCATTATTATCACCAATTGATTCAATGAATTGGTTGGCAAAGAGGTCTGTTAGTGATAACAATTTAGCTGATTTTTTATTTTTTGAAAATCAATATGGTTTTAACTTTGTATCTTTAAATAAATTATTTTCTATAAAACCACTTTTTGCAATTAATTTTTCACCAAAGAATGTTTCAGATAGTGTTGGTAATGAATTCTTCGGTGTAAGAGATTATACTATCAGTACCGCTTTTGATATTTTAGAAAATACAAGAAATGGTTTCTATTCAAATAGATTTATTGGTTTTGATGTTCTAACAAGAACTCTCGTTGAATCAGATTTGGGTATTAAAAATCATTTTAATGGAACACATTTGAATGATAAACCGAATGTATATGTTTCATTGAATCGAGAAGGTAAAGATGCTGGATTAATGCCGTTCTCTAAAGTTGCTTTATATCCATTTCAGTTGTATAGAAACTCTCAAGCTTATGTAAAAGCGAATGATAGTGTTAAATCCTTATTAATTGATGATACACACAAATATATTCCGCAAAGAAAAGCGATACTACATAATTTACTACAAAGAAAGATGACTGTTGCATTACCTGGAAATTTTGCCATAACTTCTGGTTTTGTTTTGGATGTTAAAGTTCCAGCATTTGCAAGCAAACCTGATGTTACTGACCAAAATGATAAATCAATTTCAGGTAAATATTTAATTGTTGCAACAAGACATGTTATCAGTTCACAAAAACACGAAACTTTTTGTGAATTAGCAACAGACTCTACAAATAATGGAGTTGTTTCTGCAACAGATAGTAAATTACAACAGTCTAAATACAGATAATGGAAAATACAAATTTTGCCGGAAAAGACGGATTTATTTGGTGGGTTGGTGCGATAGAAAACAGAGCCGATCCATTAGGTATTGGAAGATGCCAAGTGAGAATATTTGGCTGGCACAATACAAATAAATTAAAAGTGCCAACAGATGATTTGCCGTGGGCGCATCCAATGTATCCACTTAACTCAACAAGAATGTTTTCTGCACCACAAGTTGGTGAATGGGTTGTTGGATTCTTTTTGGATGGCGAAAACGCACAACAACCTGTAATGATGGGTATGTTACCTGGGATGAAAGTGAAATGAGTAAACAATTACAAGAACTGCACACAATGACAGCAAACGCAACTATAGCGCATAAGAAGTATATTGCTGGTGTGATAACAAAAGAAGAATTTATACAACAAATAGATGCCATAGATTGCCATTGTCATGGTGATATTGTATTAGACAAAAAACATGCTGAATTAGATGCTTGTTATAGAGAATCTTTGGATGGTATTTTAAGACTGTATCATTTGGAGAATAATAAATGATTGTTCCACAACCAGTATTGAGTACAGGTAATAATATATCACCATCAACTCCAGCTGATGCTCCAGTTATTGGTGGTCCAAGTTATCCATCAACTCCTGCTGTTAGGGGTGATGTTTCTGGTAGTATTGCTTCAACAAATGCTTCTTTAGTTCATTCTTGTGATTTTGCAAACGATTTAAAAAAAAATATTGGTTTAAAAAAGTTTTTAAAAGCCGTTGCAAAGTGGATTAGAGAAGGCATTAGAAAAATACAACAGTTGCTAGGTTTTAGTGATCCATCTGGTACTTTTTCTGAAACCATTAATATGTTAAAATCAGCAGCAGAATATATTCGATATGTCGTCAAAGAATACATAGAACCAATTATTGAATTTGAAAAATATGTTTTGGCAGTAATAGTTAAAATTAGAGCAATCATTCAATGGATTTTAAGTTTACCAGCAAAGTTACTTAAAATGTTACAAGAGTGTTTAACAAAATTATTAAAAAGTATAGCAAGTCTTTTTGCCGATGCGTGGGCAGAGGCAGGTGCAGAAATACAAAGTACGGATGCTGGAAAAGGATTCGAAGAGTTGAGTGCCGCAGTAAAAGATACAGTAGCTGCTGCAAAAGAATTATTAACTGCATCAACTACAGCAGCCGGATTAGCAGTAGGTATTGCAGTTTCTGGCACAGTAGGTTTATTGGCGCCAGTTAGTGAATCGGATATTGCAGGCGCAAATAAAACAATTACTACATATTCTGGTTCTGTTCCATCTGCGTTGGAAGTTCCTTCTGATCCAGACTTTTTAAAGAAATCTACACCTTAGGAAATATTATGGCAACAAGTGATTACGATAAGGCATATGCAACGATAAGTGCTGCTCTAGCATCCAATCCATCAACAAATTTATTTACTGAGCCTCCTTCTCCTGCGGATCCGGATCATCCACCATTATATCCACACAATCAAATTTTTGATAGTGAATCTGGACATTCAGTTCAATTAGATGATACTCCTGGTAGAGAACGAGTTCGTATACAACATGGCAAATCTAAAAACTTCATCGAAATGCATCCAAATGGAGACCAAGTTGTAAAAGTATTTGGTGAAAATTTTGATATTACAATAGGCAAAAAAAATGTTTATGTTACTGGTGTTTGTAATATTGTAGTCAAAGGTGATTGCAATATGCAAGTAGATGGTGATTTCAATCAAGAAGTTAATGGTGATTATAATCTTGCAGTAAAAGGTAAAATGAATGTTCGTAGTGTAAAAGACATTTCAATTTCTGGTGATAGTGATGTTGGTATTAGTGCAAATGAAAAATTTGGTGGTGCATTAAGATTATCAGCATCACAAAGTTTAAATTTAGGTTCAGATTTGTACATTAACGGTTCAATCACTTGTGACACACTTACTGCTGAATCCAGAGTTAATGCAGGTATGGGCGTATATGCTGGTCCTTATGGATTCACCTCATCACTTGGTGGATTGAGCTTGGGTATTCCAACTCCAGCAACACCAGTTGCAACTCCAGGATGTATTAATATTGTTGGTTCTTTGACTGCATTGGGCTCAGTCAATGCGCCGGTTGGTAACTTCTTAAAGACTAATGTTGGATTAGCAACAAACGGTATATCAACTTCAATTTTGGGTGCAGATTTAATTAATGATATCTTATATGACTTCCATATTCATCCAACACCAAAAGGTCCAACTGGACTCACAACTGCACCAATGATGAGCGCTTAATTATGGCAACATTATTTTCAAAATTAGGGTATAACTATAGTGACCCACACGGAGATATAAAAAGTTTTTCAAATGATACTATAGCACATTTAGAATCTCTCCCACCAATTATTGAAACTTGGCAATCACAAGATATTGCTGATAATAATGTTGGGTCTTATAATCAAAATCCATTAGGTTCTATTTCTACAAGTATTGCTGTTTCTGCAAACGCAATACAGAATGTGGCAAATACTATTCAAGTATATAC